GCTATTCTTCGAGGTATAGTAAGTAAACCCATCCGTTATTAACTGTTAGGTGAGGCATGAAACACAAATTGAACGAAAATGTGGTGCAAATAAGACTGCGCGAGGCCAATCTTGCAAAGTGGCTGACTGACCCTGAGTCATGGGATAAAGAAGTTTTTGCGGGAGAGGTCGCGCAAGCAATGATTAACGCTTACGGGCAAGACGTTAAGTTTGACGAGCATTTAATTACGATGCTTGCCGACCAAATGGATACTTATGTCAAAGCTGCAAAAGCTTTGCTTGCCGAGGAATTGATTGAGCATGCAAACAACGGAGCGAGGATGGCTAACCCAAATCAAAAAGTAAGGGATAGCTCGTTGTCCAGGATAATGCAACTGCTTACGATGTTGGGTCTTGTGCCTAGCGGAAGGCCGAAAAAATCCGCTTTTCCAAATGAAATTGACGAACTTCTTGAAGGGCCAAAAAGCGTATGAAATGGGAAGATGGGGTTCAGTATGCTAGGGAGGTGTCGCTTGGAAATGTTGACGTATGCAAAGATGTCCAGCTTGCTTGCCAGCGGTTTCTTAATCACTTAGAAAATAAAGAATGGCGGTGGGAATTTAAGTCTGAGTATGTTGAGCATGTATTAAGGTTTGTTTCTCACGTTAGGCACGTTAAAGGCCCAATTGCCGGGAAACCTATGGAACTGATACCGTTCCAGATTCTTTTGCTTTGTGCAATTTATGGTTTCCGGGACAAGAAAAATCAAAATATAAGGATGGTTCAAGATGTTATTTTGTTTATTCCTCGTAAGTCTAGTAAATCGACTCTTATCTCTATTATTTCGCTCTACGAATTACTGTTTGGTGAGGCTGGCTCCGAAGTATATTGCACAGCAGTTGATAGGACTCAAGCAAGCATTGTATTTGATACTGCTAAAGGCATTATTGAAACGCTACCGGCGCAAATTGCATCAAAGTTTACGGTCTATCGTAATGAAATAAAAAAGGCGGACGACAGCCAATCCAAGTTTTCCGCACTTAGCCGAGACAGTAAAAAGACAGGCGACGGGAAGAATCCGTCTGTTTCAATTATTGATGAAGCTGCGCAGATTACCGAAAGGAACTCTATTGAAGTTATCCATTCGGGGATGGTGGCAAGGCAAAATCCATTGCGGATTTACATTACCACCGCGTCTTTTACTAAAGAAACCCTATTCTTTGAGAATCTACAATATCTAAAAGCAATGCTTACGGGGCAATGCGAAGATAACCCGCGTTGGTTTGGTTTGCTTTATGGGCTGGATGAAGGCGACGATTGGAAAGACCCGAAGAATTGGGCAAAAGTTAATCCGATGCATGGAATATCTATTAACACTGAATCTATTGAGCAAAGAGTTAAAGAGGCTCAATCAAAGCCATCATCTGTTAATGAACTGCTTTGCAAGACGTTTAATGTTTATGTTTCTGCCAATTCTGCATGGATCAATACTACGCATTGGGAGGACGCACCGAAAGGGCAACCAGAGCAAGCTGTTTTGGAATCTACATTTATTGCTTTTGACCTAGCGGCAACCAGGGATTTAAACGCTGTTTGCACATTGCATCGGTACGGTGAGGAAAAGTATCACGCAGAATTCATGTTCTTTTTGCCGGAAGAAAGTTTAAGTTTTATCCCAAGCCATTACCGGCCCGTTTTCCTTCAAGCGGCGCAGCGCGGGACTTTGAAATTGACCGAAGGTAATGTTGCTGATTACGCGGAAATTGAGATATTTATTAGGCAGCAAGCAGAAAAGTATAACGCTAAGGAAATCGGGTTCGACGCATGGAACGCGGCTGCCTTGGTAAGCAAATTGTATGAAAATAGCCTGCCGGTAAAAAAGATTGGGCAGGGTATGTCAGTTCTTAACAATCCGTCTAAGCATGTAGAAAAGTTAATATTAAGCAAATCAATTTCACATGACCATGACCCGTTTGTTTTGTGGCAGCTTGGTAACTGTGAAGTTTATGAGGACGTTAATGGGAACAAGAAAGTTAGGAAAAACTCATCTGACACTTCCGCAAAAGTTGACGGTATTATTGCTATGATTATGGCTTTCCATTGCGCTTTAGATAACCCTATGTTAAATAGTAGCTTTGGTTTCAGAAGTTTTTAGTAAAAAAACGAGAGAAAATATGGCTATTCTGGACATATTCAAGCGGAAAAAAACGACTCAGAACGAAGCAAATGCCGTTCTAGGCCAGATGCAATTGGGCAACCAAGTGCTGTTCGCTACGTCGCAGAAAGGTCCGGTATCCTCACAACTGCTGTATGTCACCACAGGCAGTTCTACTGTCGCGGGACGGACTGTAGATATATCACTTCTTACCCGCAATTCGACAATAATGGGTTGCGTGGGCGTTAAAGCTAGAGCATTAGCTCAACTTTCCGTAAGCGTAATGTACAAAACGGATGACGGTACATTTGTCGATGCGCTTAAATCACCCGACGTAAGTAACAGAGACAAAGCCAAAGCCAAGCAGGTCGCCAATCTATTAAGCGAGCCTAACAATTTCCAGAGCATGTACGAGTTTTGGTATCAGTGGTGCATGTGGCAAGACATTGCTGGCGAGTCGTTTACGCTGTGGTGGAGAAAAGACCAAAAAGACGCCAGCACGACTCCGTTGGAAATGTATAACCTTGACTCAACTTTGATAACGGTTATTCTGACTCCGACCCGTTACCCGTCTTACCGACTTTCTACACCGAGCTACGGATTTTCTAAAGACCAGCCGTTAGCTTCGCACCAAGTGATGCACGTTAAAGAAGCCGCGTGGCAAGGTTCCAGCGGATTTAACAAAGGCATTCTGGCTACAGAATTAGTCGCGCTCGATCAGGACATAGACTTGTACGCTAATTTTATAATGCAAAATGGTGCCAAACCGTCGGGTATATTTACAACCGATATGGTTATTCCTGACGCGAAATATAAAGAGGTCGCGGCGCGGTTAAAGGAAGCCTGGAATGCGATGATCGGCAGTCGTGACGTTGACCAAAGCAAAGCCGGTCAGGGTATGCTTTTGGATCAGGGCATGAAATACATGCCGATCGACATGCTGACGTTGCAAGACGCTGATTGTGCCAAACTTAAAGACCAAACCATGAAGCGGATTTGCGGTTTGTTTGGTGTGCCTCCGCAAATGCTTTCGTTTGGCGAGGGAAAGTTTAACAATTCGCAAACCATGCTCGACGAGTTCTATAAAACCACGATGTATCCGATGGTAATCAACATCGAACAAAAGCTAAAACAGCATTTGTTAAAGGGCTACCCGAACCTGTGTATTAGGTTTGATACGAAAGATTTCCTAAAGGGCGCAGCGCTTGACCAGATGAATTTTGTTGTGTCCGGCGTAAACGCGGGTATTATGTCTCCGAATGAGGCGCGAGAATACTTAAACATTGAAAAGAAAGATGGCGCGGACGATTTGAAACAAGATACTAAAGCAACTGATCTAATTCCCGGCACTTCGCCGCAAGATACTGGTGGTGGCGGCGGCAATCAAGTTAAGAAAATGAATATCGGCACTACATGACAATACAAGACATGATGGAAACGCTTGCTTCCCAAATAAAGAAAACAAGTGTTAAACTGCCGAAGAAAGCTGGCAGACCCCATAAAATAAAAGATAATAACCAATCTATTAAAAACGGGGTAGTGAATGAAGAATCTCATTTTGATTTGCGAAGCTCAAGTAAAGCTGGCGGCAGATGAGGCAACAATTGGCGCTATAGAAGCCAGAGCGACCACGTGGGGCATCCGTGAAGGTGCCGACGGGCGTAGATTCAATTACAAACCCGAAGGTTTCGCGCAATGGGCAGATGAATTTTCTAAATCTGATAAGCCGTTGCCGATGTTCCTCAATCACAACGACGAAGGAATGCCCGTAGGTCAGTGGGACGAGTTCAACTTTGACGAAGAAGGCATGACCGCCAAAGGCCGTATTTTTATGAATACGATGAACGGCTCCGACCTGCATACAATCCTAAAAGAATCGCCAAAGATGTTCGGTGGCGTTTCTGTCGGTGCTTATGCTGACGAAGCAATCTATACCGACGAAGATGGCGTACCGCTAGATCAAAATGCGGATTACGAAAAAGGATATTTCCAAATCACTAAAGGTGGTTTGCGGGAAGTATCCGTGGTGATGTATCCCAACAACCTACAAGCGGAAATTCAAAAGCTGGAATACTTTGATGATAAAGGCCAGCCGAATCCGCGAACAATTGAAAAATCTCTGCGTGATGCAGGGTGTTCAAAAAAAGATGCGGCCACCGCGTCTAGTCTGTTCAAAAAGTTGCTGCTTGAGCGTGATGCCCAACTGAAACCGATTGAGCAAGCCCCACTTCAGAGTGACTCTGACGCGGTGGTAATCGAAGCAGATATTTTAGCGGCTCTTGAGCAGCGAGAATTTCTGTCAATTCTAAATAAACGCATATAAGGAAATATCATGGAAAAAATCCTCGAAAAGCTGGACGCAATCGAAGCGGGAAATGCAGCCAAGATTACGGAATCTGTTGAAGCTGTTAAAAATGAATTCACTGAAAAGCTGAATGCTCTGGAAGCCAAAATTGCTGAAGTGCAAGCTCCGGCGATTATCAAACCACCGGCTAAGACTCTGAGCCAAGAAATTAACCGCTCGGTCAAAGAACAACTCCGCGATTTCTATAAATCCAATGCTCGCTCGGAAAAAGAAATCAAGATGTTTGAATCTACCGACCAGTATGATGCGTACCTGCAAGAAACGGGTTCGCAACTGGGTAATCCTGCCGGATACGGTTCGGGTTACAACGTCGGCGGTCGCACTGGTTATGATCCGGTTTTTGTGGCGCTGCGTCAGACGAATCCGTTGCGTGGCGTTTCGCGCACCGTATCAACTGATGGTTCTGCTTACCAACTGCGTCAAAAGATCGGCAATGCTGGCGCTCAGTGGGGCTATGCAATCCAAAACAACGGAGGCCCGACTACTCAAGACACGCTGATTTGGCAAATGATCCTGCGTGATCTTAACTGTCAATTCCCGGTGCGTACTGCAACGCTGGACGACATTGATGGTCTTGAGTCCAACATTGTGTCTGACATGCTGGCTGAGTTTAGCCAAGTCGAAGCGCAATCAATGATTCTTAACGACGATCAAACCGATTCGCCTGACACTTACGGTGGAACGAATGGTCTGCGTGGTTTGAATCAATACGCTTACACCAGTACTTACACTGGCGGCACTGTGCATCCGGTTATACTCGGCAGCAGCGGCGTTGCGACTACTAACGGCTTGTCGCAGATTGCTACTTACGATCAGCTTACGACAAACGGCACTTCCGCTACTGCTAACAATGTAACGTATGCCGATGTTATCAACTTGATCTACAGTCTGCCTAATCAATACTGGACTGACTCCGCAGCGTTTTTGATTAACCCGATTGAGCTGCAAGCAATCCGGGGGTTGGTCGATGACAATGGACGTCCGATCTATGTGGATGGTCTGGCGCGGGCTGATGGCATCGTAGGCCAGTTGCTTGGCTTCGATGTGGTCGTTAATAAATACGTGGATACGCCGAATTATGCTGGTGTAGACAAACCGAACCTGTATCCGATTTTCTTCGGTGATTGGGCGCGAGGCCACGTTATCATTGACCGGCTGAACATGGTTATGCGACGCTACGATCAAACAGCGCCGGGTTTCATTACGTTTTACGGGGAAAAACGTGTGGCATCAAGCATCCACGATGCTAATGCAATTGTTGCGTATCGTTCCACCGCAGACGCAAACGACTAAAAAGGACGGGGGGAGAAATCCCCCCTCTTTTTAACATTTATTGGAATTTAATATGAGCCTAATTCTGGAATCCATTAAAGCCGCGCTTAAAAATGGAAAAGCATCTGTAAACTTGAAAGAAGCTGCTTTGCTGACCGGATCGGGTTCTGGCATAGGCGGCAGAAATATTTACGATGATGCTTTCGCGTCATTGCGTATGTTTAATCCTATCCGCGGCGCAGGTGCGCGAGTAGTAAATACAATCGGTTCAGACCAGACCTTTGTAGTTAAAACTGGTAATGCAACCAATATCCAAAATGGGGCGGTTGTTACTGGTGCAATTGCTGCCTCGGTGTTGACGGTTTCGGCTGTGACTAGCGGCACGTTGCGCGTTGGTCAAATCCTTTCCGGCACTGGCGTCGCCGCGGGCACTTACATTAGTTCGCTAGGCACCGGCACTGGCGGAACTGGTACTTACAACGTGCTTGGCGATACGACTGCAACATCAACTACAATTACCGCTGTAGGCAATCCGTGGGGCTACTATCCAATCAATAGCAATAATGCTGCCGGTTCTACGGGCTATTCAACTTCAATTTGGCAATTGCCTTTGAGATCAATTCAAGCGTCTGTGCCAATTCGGACTGCAATGCTATCGGACGTTAATAATCTCGAAGAATCTATCGTGCGAGACATTGCCCTAGAATTTGCTCAACAAGAAGCTCTGTCGATGATGTTTAACAATGACCAAGCAGCATCGACTACCGGCTATTACGGCGGCACGTTGGGTTTGCGTGGATTGAACAGCTATACGACTTCAACTTCGGCGGCGGCATTTGGTTCAAGCGGGATTGCAATGACAAACGGCATTCATACCGTTTTAACTTTTACTTTGGCAAGTGCAAGCGCAGTTGTTGTTAATGATTTGGCCGATATTTATGAAGCGCTCCCGCCGCAATATTTGTTAGACCCGACATGCGCTTGGATGATGACTCCTGCAACGCTTTCAGTAATTAGAAAACTAGCGGCTAATGCCGGAATATTTCTTGACCAAGCTGGCGAAGATGGGACAAGTTCTACAGTCTATTTGATGGGAAAACCAGTACGAATAAATCCCTATATGGACAACCTTGCTGCCGGTAAATTTGCGATTTATTTTGCTGCGTGGGATCAGTTTGTGACGATTGCTGACAACGAAACAATGGATATTCAAATGTTCGATCAAACGCAACCGGGGTATGTAACTCTGTTCGCAGAGAAGCGAGTTTGTTCGACAATCCGAGATGTTTTTGCTGGTGTCCGTTGTTACCACGCATAAAAAATCATGCCGGTCGAAAACCAATCTTATTCGTCAAATCGGAACCCGTTCAATTATGTAAAAATTGAACAGATGGCGAGAGACTATGTAACTCAATGGTTGACGCTTGACGAAATCACGCAGCAACTAAACTTGTTTGAAGATGAATCGCAAGATTCCTATTTAACCAGTTTGGAAGTTGCGACTCGGTTTGCCATCGAGGATTACTTGGGAATGGCTGTATTCCCTACCCAATATCGCATCTATTACGGCAATCCCGGCCTGACAAGCACAGCGGTATACCTTGACCTTCCTGAAGTCTCTCAAGGCCGTAGCGGGGCTACAATTAACTCCGTGAGCCTTTGGTCTGGGCTGCCTCCGGTGTTGACCGCTTTGGCAACCAATACTTATTGGTATGACGCGACAGGCAATAGGGTAATTTTGCAAAGCCTGCCGAATACAGTAAACCAATACAATGCTAACCCGCTTGAGGTGTTGTACACGGTTCCGGCTAATTCAATTATGCAATACCCGGCAATTAAACAAGCTGGCTTGCTGCTACTTACCCATTTATATAATAACCGCTCTAATTCAACTGAAGTGACGCTAAAAAATATCCCTTTTGGTGTTGATGCTTTGTTGAGACCGTATAAACCGCTTATTATGTAATGGCTATCACCAGATTTGAAAATGTAGATATTAACAATGTAACCAACGGAGTAAATTCGGTTGGTGAATACACTACGACTATAACCGAGTGGTTTACATCAAGAGCATTGGTAGCTGATGTATCAAATAGTTTAAGAATATCTGAGCGTTATCGTGTATATCAGGATTTGGTAAATTTAACATTTAACTACACGCCGAACATTAAAAGCATTGTAGATAACCAGAATTTGTATAGCATTACGTGGCGCGGATTTGATTGGCGTATATCTGATGTAAGAGAGTCTAACGACAGGATGAAGGTTACATTGCTTTGTTATCGCAATGATCCTACGACCCCAGTATGACCACGCAGCTTAACCCTTATGTGTATGCAGAAGCTATACAGGCACAGTTGGCTAGTATTGTTAATGTTCCTGTGTATGCAAACTTTAACCGGAATTACGCTACGGAAAGCCAGTTTTTGACTTGGCAATTAAGGAATATTCACCAGCCTGTTTATACGGGGCAAACGCAAAACAATAAAGGTATAGATACACCGACGTTCCAAATTAGTGTGTTTGGTCAATCAATGAGTGATGCTTTTAATTTAAGTAATGACATACTACAATCGTTGCATGGTTACTCTGGTGAATTTGGCGATCAATTTTTCGTAGCAAAAGCAGATGTTTTTTGGCTCTATAATACTTACGATAACGAATTGGGATTAAACCAGATTATTCTGGATTGCACTCTCTACGTTCCAGCATAAGATAAAATTTTATTAACTTTTTTGTGAGGTAATCAAAATGGCTCTTATTGATAAAGTTTTACCCGGTTATGTCGCTACGCTGTGGATGCAAGATGATGAAACGCCGACTCCGCTAACTGACACGCAGCTTGGGACTTGGACTGCCCAAGTAGCAACTATTATCGGCACTTCGGCTGGTGGTTCTGGTACTGCTGGCATTCAAGTTCCAGTAGAGGCAATTCCATCTTTCGGCGCAGACGATGCTTCAGCGTCTTATTCGGTTGCAGGAGCTAGAACTGGATCGAAGATAACCACTCAAAACCAAGTAACTTCGCTCACTATTACGTCGGCGTGGAACCCCGCTGACACGGCGCAATTGCTAATCCGTGACGATGGCTATAGTGGCACCATTATCCGCACTTATGTAATCGCGGTTTATGATGGCACAAACACCGTGGCTTACGCCTTCAATGCCCGCGTGGGTGGGCTGCAATGGGATATGTCACCTTCCGCTGAAGGTAAGTTTATTTTTACAATTCATCCGACAGGCGGGAATAGTTACGGCTGGTCTAACAACACTTAAAATATAAAAAATGACAATACAAAATAATAACGACCTGTTTGGTTATTTGGTAGCCCAAGCCAGTTCTGGAACAAAGAATTGGTTTGGGTTTCCTCAGCAAAAAATTGCTGGAATCAATATTGCGTATGAGATTGCAAAATATCATGCGGATAAAATGAGTCCTGAAGAAGTGGCAGATTACTCTAAACGGCTAAACGATGCTATATACGACAAAATAATAAAGGTAGACATAAAATGAGCAAACTCTCCGCCGCGTTAAAAATTAACGATTCTATTCGTATTAAAACCTTTGAAGTAATTGGCAATAAATTTAAAGTAAAGATACCATTATCTTTGGAAATGGAAGCTATTTCAGAGCGGATTAAAGATGTTTCTAAAGAAAAAGTTGATGCAAAGTTTAACAAGATGGTTAATTCCGTAAAAAAAGATGCGGTAATTGGAGTTGAGTTTGTTGACGATGATGTTGTTATTGACGGAAAACCAATAAATCTACGGAATACGTGCGTATCAGTAATCCAGATGGAACAAAGAATTCTTGAGTATTTTAAATTGCTAGTTCCTGAGTCTGGGGATTTTAGCGATATTACTTACGATGACATCGAAGCTGAATTCCCAATGGCTATTCAATTTGAAATGTTGGAGAGGATTACTGAATCCATCCAGCCTGGGTATAAGGATGCACGAAAAAACTGATAGGGGATATTCGCGCACAAACTAGAGCATATATTTATGCTCATGGTGGGTATCCCGATAAAATACCAACGGATGACATGAGGAATATTGAGATTATGCTTAACGATGGTATGTTAGGAAACAAAGCAAATTTGATTGCGCTTAGTTCTTTAACTACCGGAAATCTCAATTCTAAATTAAGAAAAGACGCAAAGTCATACAGGATGGAAGATGTGCTTCCATCTACCTTTGAATACATTGTCCCGCCATTAACCGAACAAGAAAAAGCGGCAGAGGCAAATAATAAATTGCTTGCGTTTGCCAGAATGTCCCCTAATGCGCCAAAGGTATTTTAATGGCGAACAAAACTTTTGAGGTAAAAGGATTTGACCGGCTCGCGGAACAAATGGATGTTTTGTTTTCCTTTTACAACCCTGAAGAAGTCCTAAAAAAAGGAACGGTTAATTCTGTTCGCAAAGCATTGCGCCCAATCTTGGGGAGGGTTATCGCTAATGCGCCTTACGACGCCACCACAAACACATCTGGTATTCATTTGCGAGAAACCGCAAAAATAACTGTAAGACTGCCAAATGAAACAGATAAACAATCTCAGTTTTACTATCCGGGAGATGTTATTTGGGGGATGGTATCTGTAAAAAAATCTGCCGTTTCTTTGTCGCAGGAATTTGGAAATGCAAGGACTCGTCCACATCCTTATCTCAGAATTTCGATGGAATCGGGAGCCGAAGAAGCGTTCAAGATATTAAAAGAACAATTGGCTCATCAATTAAAATCGTTTATGAAAAATGTAACACCAATGGTATAAGTTAATTATGGCTAATCAAATTCTCGCCCGTCTTGGCGTAGTAATGACTCTCAATGTTGCGGAATGGGAGGATGAGGTAAATAAAGCCATTGCCGCAGAAAAAAAATTAAAACGCGAGATTACAAGACAGAACAATGATATTGAGAAGGAAATTCTCAAGCTAACTTATGCTGTAAAAGATTATGGGCGTGAAGTAAGCCTTGTTGAGAAAATACAGCGTGAATTTGCTTCGGGCGGCAAATTTGAGCAAGCTACCCAATCAAGAAAAGATGCGTTGTTGTCGCAAGCTGCTGCAATGGACAAACTTGCGGCATCTAGTAAAAACTTTCAGCAACAAACGATTAAAGCAGCAGGACTTAATACTTATCAACTTCAGGCTCTTAGCTATCAAACAACGGACATTGTAACCAGTCTCGCTGGCGGCCAAAACCCATTGCTTGTGCTTATTCAGCAGGGCGGTCAGTTAAGAGATCAGTTCGGTAGCGTAGCCGGAGTATTTAGGGCTTTTGCGTCGGTATTAACCGTTACAAAAGTTGTGGTTGGTGGATTGACTGTAGCATTTGGTGGTCTTGCTTACGCAGCGTTTAAAGGTGACGAGGAATTTAAGGCGTTTAATAACTCTTTGATTCTTGCAGGTAATACAGCAGGACTCACCTACGATAAGTTTAAAGGGTTATCTCAAACTCTTGCTGGCGGTGGCATGGTTGGCCTAAAAGATGCAAAGGATATATTTGCATCATTAGCCGCGTCAGGTCAATTTACATCTAAATCTATTGAGTCTGTAGCGCAGTCTATTGCGCTTGTATCAAGACTTAGCGGTCAATCTGTTGATGTTGTCGGGAAGGAACTTGTATCCGCATTTAACGGGACAGCATCTTCTGCCAAAAACCTGAATGAAAAATATAACTTTTTGACGCTTGCCCAATATCGTCAAATTGAAGCGTTAGAACGTGTTGGTGACAGACAAGGTGCCATTAACACTCTGTCTCAAGCGCTAAACGAAAAACTAGAAAAGCAAGCTCCGCAATTAGGAATAATAGCAAAACTGTGGAATTCTATTGCCGATACCTTTGAGAGAATTAAAAGCATCGGTGCGCCAAATACGGATTTAGAAATTTTAAATGCTTTAGCAAAGCAAATAGATTATTTTGCAGGGAGGGTTACGCTATTCCCCGACTCTGAGGTTTGGGCAGGCAAACTAAAAAAAGAAATTGAGAAATTTGAAGCATTATCGGGAAAAATGCGTGAGGCAGATAAAAAAAGAAAAGACGATGAACAAAAAGCGGAAGAAGAACGCAAAAAAATTGATATAGCGACTCCGTTAGGAGCGCTTATAGAAAAAGATTTTCAATTAAGAAAAACACTAGATGATAATTTATATCAACATCGTTTAGCTAATGCTGAAGGTTTAGCCAGAATTTCTGTAGAAGCCAATAAAAAAGTAGCAGATGCAAATAGAGAATACGACCAAAAAAATGAGAAAGAGAAATCACAAAATATTTTAATAAATAAAAAGCAATTAAACGCAGAACTTGCTGGAATTGAAGCGGAGCGTATTCAAAAACTAAACGCAATGGAGTCTGCCGCTAAGAAAGCGATTGACGAAAAGATTAGCTCTGTATTGATAGAAGTTTCAGCACAAAAAGAATTATTAAATTTATTTGATAAACAAAAGGTAGTTACTCAAGATGATATAGAGCAGATAAAAGTCCGCGCAAAGTTAGCTGATGAAATTTATAAGATAATGGCTAGTAAGGAAATATCAGAAAGACAAAAACTAATTAGCACGGCGTTATTAACCCAAGCGTATGCTCAAAAAGAAATCTTAGATGGCAGGGTTAAGCTCGCACAAAAAGCCATTGAGACAGAAAAAACTTTGCGCGATGAACAAAAGACTCAATCTGATTCTATTGAATTGGAAAAAACAAAACTTGAGCTTTTTAGTAAAAGTATTTTAATTTCCGCAGCAGATCGTGATATTGCATTAAGCAGATTAGAAACAGAACAAAAAATTGCGACTATCCGGCAAAAAATTATTGACAATCCAGAGTTTGCTCGGCGCGGCGAAGAATTGATTGTTAATCAAAATGTAATTCAGCAAAGGAAAGAGGAAGTCATCGGCCTTGCTGAAAGATTAAAATTATTGGGCGATGTAAACCAATCCGTTTTCAACAACATGGAAAGCGCGATTGTAAACTTTGTTAAGACAGGTAAACTGTCATTTAAAGACCTGGCGCGGTCAATAATTCAGGATATTCTGGCGATTTATTTGAAGGCTCAACTGCTTCAAATGTTTAAAGGATTGGGTGGTTTATTTACTGGCGGCGGAAATTCTTCTCTCGCGGCTGATATTGGCTCTGCTGGTGGCGGCGCAAATTTTGCAAAAGTAATCGCTGGCGGTTACATGGCAGACGGGGGGCCTGTAGCCGCGAATATTCCCTACATAGTAGGCGAGCGCGGGCCTGAATTGATTATTCCTAAAGGAGCAGGAACAGTTATTCCAAATAATCAGCTTGCAGGAGCAATGGGAGGGCCTCAGATCACTTACAACGGCCCTTACATAGCGAACATGCAAGCCATTGATACGCAGTCGGCTACGCAGTTCCTAGCGCGAAATAAGCTATCTGTTTACGCTGCTAATCAATCCGCTGCGCGGTCTTTGCCCACGAGTAGATAATGAGCCTTAATCAAATACTAGCTATAGCGGAATCTGTCGGTATAAACGACCAGAGATTTATTGGGCAGGTTATTAGCCGAAATCAAAGAATCAATACCTCAGAACAACTGACGGTAGTTCCTTTTGCTTTCACCATGAAGCCTATGAACTACCTTCGGTATTCTGAAAGCCGGTCTTTACTTAGTAGCTTGCGGGTGCCGGATAAAGCCTTAGAGCAATATCTCAACTTTAGCACTACGGGCTGGAGTAACTATATCGAGTATCAGGGCGATATGACTTCAGAACAGATTGATGCTTGCGCGTGGCAAACGACTTCCGCAAATAACAATCTGGTGCTAGGTTCTTTGCCTTCGATTTCCAGTTCAGCGTATATCGTTAAGACAGGGGACTTCTGCCAGGTCGGGCGTTACGCTTATATAGCTACAGAAAACGTGCAAAGAGAAAGCGGTTCGACGGTTAATATTCCGGTTCACCGTAGTTTGCTTACCCCATTGTTAAGCCCCGTCAGTGCTGTTATTGGAGAGTTTGGCACCACGGTTTCTTTGGGCGGCTCATTTTATATCGGCACTACGTTTTGCGTTATCCTTCGGAGTTATCCGACCTATGCTTTAATCCCTATACAGGACGATTCGTTCATCCAATGGAGTGGGGATTTCGTAGCTTTTGAGTCGGTGTTATGAACGTCATAACTCCGGTTGATGACACTAATAATATTCGTTATGCCGATTTCGTTCGGGTAACTACCGGCGAAACTACGTACAGGTTTGCCACAACACCTACATCTTTGACTGTGGAGGATGTAGACCCTTTACCGTTTGATGCGGTTGGGCCATTGGTTAAAGTAGGCAATGCTCAACGCGACATTAAAAGCACCGCAAACGAAACTACGTTTACCCTAGTGGGTATAGACACGGCAATGCTAGGGTGGGTTCTTGGGCAGAATGTAAAGGGCGCTCAGATCGAGGCATGGCATGGATTTTTTGATACAGATGGAGATTTAATTACGACTGGCGGCACTGGCGGTCTTTACCAATTCTTTAACGGTTACATTAACTCATTCGCCATCAACGAAGAATGGATGGAGGACATAAGGCAATTCGTTGGAATAATCACGGTTAGCGCTTCCTCAATTCAATTGATATTGCAAAACAGAACTGCCGGACGTTATACCAACGACAATTCATGGCAATTCTTTAATAACGGCGATACCAGCATGAACAGAGTACCGTTCATTTCAACTATTAACTATTACTTTGGAAAAACCGGGTGATAAGACAAGCCACAAAATACGATAAAGATCAGATAAAAGAATTGATGTTGATGTTCAAGACGGAAAGCCAGATTAAGCAATACCAAGACATAGAAGAATCAGAATATTGGCACCGTTTAATAGATAACATTTTATCTGGTCAAGGAATTATATTTATAAAAGACAATATCGGGTTGATAGCTGGGATAGTTTTTCCGACGATTTGGAGCGACAAGATTTACGCATTACACGAACTTGCTTGGTATGTAAAACCAGAGTTTAGAAACACTACAGCAGGGCATAGATTGCTAAATGCTTACATTGATTATGGAAAGCAGTTAAAAGAATCAGGCAGGATAGCTTTTTTTACTTTATCAAAGCTGCCCAACACTCAGATTGACTACGCAAGATTTGGCTTTTCCAAGATGGATGAGAACTGGATACAGTAATGTTTAAACTTTGTGCCATTCTTTTTGGGATGATGATTGCAACACCTGCTTTTGCAGTTGGGTCAATTATTGCTGCTGCGATATTTGAAGTTGCTGCTGGAGCGGCATTAACTGGATGGGCTTTAGTAACTGCTTATGCAATAAATATGGTTGCGTCTGCCATAATATCAAAAGCATTTGCAAGCTCACAACAATCCGCAAATGAACTTTCAGGAAGCTCGCCAAACCCCGGTAACAGAACTCAAATAGCGCCAGCTACAGACAACAAACTTCCAATTGTTTACGGAGAAGCATGGGTCGGTGGAATCATTACTGATTTAAGTATTACGCAAGACAATCAAACTCTTTACTACGTAATGGCTCTTTCCGAAGTTACGTCGTATGGCTCTGACACTATTACTTTTGGAGATATTTATTACGGCGGCAAGAAAGTAGTTTTTAACGCGACCAACCAATACAGCGTAGATTCCTTGCTTGATGAATCCACCGGCGAGAGCCAGATCATCAACGGGAACATTAAGATTTATAAATATAGCAACGGTAGTAACAGTCAGGTTAATTCAAGCAGTTCCGCAATTGCTGTAATGAGTGGCGCCGGTCTTGTTTATACGTGGGATGGCAATAAGTTAATGACGAACTGCGCTTTCGCCATTATTGTTTTAACTTACAACCAAGACCAAAGCATTACTGGCCTTGAGCAAACGCGCTTTCAGTTGACCAATAGCCGCCACAAGCCAGGTGAGTGTTTCTACGACTATCTGACAAACACCGTATACGGTGGAGCCATCCCCGCTACGCAGATTGATACAGACAGTCTGGATGTGTTGGATGCCTATTGCGACGAAACCTTTACCTACGTTACTTATACAGGCCCGTCCGCTACGCAAACCCGCTTTCGATTTGATGGTCTTTTAGACCCGACGCGCAGCATTATGTCGAATATGCAGGACATGGCTTCCTGTTGCGATTGCTTAATTAAATACAACGAGATTATGGGAACGTGGGGAGTTATTACCCAAAAGCCCACATACACGATAGCGATGGCTCTTGATGATAGCAACATGGTTTCTGCTATTAGTATTTCTCCACTTGATCTTGCATCAAGCTACAACGTCATTGAGTGCAAGTTTCCAGATAATTCAAACCAAGACGCGTTTAATTCTTCTACTTTTGATCTTGCTCAAATTGATCCTACTTTGCTTTTCCCTAATGAGCCGGTAAACAAACAATCAATTAGTTTGCCGCTAGTTAATAATTCCGTCCGAGCGCAATATCTTGCTAACCGGATGCTAAAAGCTGGACGCGAAGATTTACAAGTTCAAGTAAATACAAAGTTTTCTGGAATTCAATTAGAAGCTGGCGATATTGTTACGATTACCAGCATAAACTACGGATGGGAAGCTAAAGAATTTAGAGTTAACAAAGTCATAGATGAATTTACCGAAGATGGTTCTGTCACGGCTAAATTAACCGTTTCAGAGTTCAACCCCGCGGTCTACGACGATGTGAGCGTTACGCAGTTCACGCCAGCACCTAACACCGGCATAGCCTCTCCCGTAGTGTTTGGATCGGTTCCTGCGCCTGTTTTAGCGGCTCAATATCCTACCGCTGAAATTCCTAGTTTCATGCTGGCATTGACTGCAAGTTATGTAGGAATTATTCAATACGCCGAAGTCTGGTATTCAGCATTTGCAAACCCTACTACAGGTCAATTACTGTTTGCAGGAACCACTGCGATTCAATCAAACGGAAATCCGTATACACCAAATGCGCCGCTTCCATCGGTATTGTTAAGCGACATTCCTTCGGGGAATTGGTATTTCTTTTCCCGCATGGTAAACAGTCTTGGCGCTTCGCATTATTCTTCTGCCAGCGCAGTCTTTAATTGGCGACCACGAACTTTTCAATATACAGAACGGTATCTGTCAGTGGCCTACGCTGATAGTCTTACGGGAACAGGGTTCGATCTAGACCCGCGAAACCACGACTACTACGGGCTATACAATCAAGCCAGCGAAACGCCTAGCCAGACCGCCGCTGACTATACTTGGTATCTAGCTGACCCGACTTTTGGGACTACCATCTATTTATGTTATTCAAACCGCACAACTCGCAGGTTTAGTTTTGCAACAGGCTTTGCAGCATACGCGGCTGGCACTGGTGCTTTTGTACCGACTCAAGCCACTATATTTGATTCAACAATATGGGCCGCATTACCAGATGGAACTAACTTTATAGATTTGGATCATGCTACGGGCCAGCTACTTTCTACCGGAACAACATCAACAACAACCGGAGAAATTGAGGTTAAAAATAATCCTAATGGTCAAGTTGTCGCTTCTTTAAAACAATTTCTTAACTTTGGTGGCCCTAGCCAAAAAACATATAGTGCCGCGCAAATAACTGTAGATATTTATGGTCGTGTGGTTGGATTTGAAGCCCCTGATAATTTCTACATCACCATCCAATCATTTACCGCTACCGCTAGTCAGACCGTGTTTAACGTCACTCGCGGCACCGGCTACATAACCGACCAGTGCTTTGTATTTGAAAACGGTTGTCTGCTTGATGAATCTGAATATACAGACGCATCAGCAACCGTAACCCTTGCTGTTGGAGCCACATTAAATAATACTATTAGCGTAATTTCGTTCCGCAGTTCTACAAGTATTTTAACAACAGCAACTTCTGGCACTGGAAGCGTTGCAACCATTACCTTTTTAGAAAGAGTTGCTGCACCATTCACGGTTGGGCAATCTATAACAGTTGCTGATGTTGTTCCTGCTGGATATAACGGAACATTTACAGTTACTGGCGCAACAACATCTACAGTAAGTTATTCAAATTCAACAACTGGCGTTCAAACAACGCCGGGGCATGTTTCTGGATACTATCCATCTTTTTCTAGAACTACAGCAAATCTAACAACTGCAACTACTTATTCTCCAGCACCGACTAGCGGATTTGAATTGTTATTTATCAATGGAACTGTGGTTAATGAACAAGATTATGATATTGTAAATTCAGAAATTACTAATTTTCCAAATATTGTGACTGGATTATTAACAATGATTCAATGGTCTACTAATAATTTAACAGTGCCTAATGGTAATCCTGCAAACATCATAGCTAATACAGTTATTGGGCAAACTCTTTACCCATTTAGTTATGATGTAGACGCTTTCAACCTGTATCAAAACGGCGTATTGTTAAGGCAAGGTACGGATTACACTACAGCAACAGGAACGTATTCTTTAACTAATGCGCCAACAACAATAACTAATATTCTTCAACAGCAGACATTTGCCAGAACAGGTGCCGCATGACAGTAGCCTTTAACCTTTCTCAACTTGCCAATTATGTAAATTCGTCTGGAAAGCTAGATGCAGCGAATGGATTGGTAAATGCAACCCCGGTAGCTAACGGTGGAACTGGTGCTGCTACGGCAACAGCTTATGCGGTTCAATGTGGCGGGACTACTTCTACAAGCGCGCATCAATCTATAGCGACTGTCGGTACATCAGGGCAAGTATTAACTAGCAACGGCGCTGGTGCGTTGCCGACGTTTCAATCTAGTAGCGCGGGACAATTATCATATAATTTATATACTTCTGGAACAACGACTTGGACCGCTCCAACAGGAGTAACTAAAGTTAAAGTTATTTGCATAGGTGGCGGTGGTGGTGGCGGTAGATTTTATGCTGATGAAACTGGCGGCAATGGTGGCTTTGGTGGTATAGCTATTGGTATATACACAGTCACCCCTGGAACAGGGTATTCAGTAGTTGTTGGTGCTGGCGGGGTGGGTTCCACTTCAGGAAACGGCAGCGCAGGTGGTTCTAGCTCGTTTGGTTCTTTTTTGTCGGCAACCGGAGGTAATGGCGGCATCCAGGGTGGCGCGAGCGGTAGTTCTGGAGTCGGCTCAAACGGAACTACCGCTAATACAAATATCCAATATGGGGGAGGCGGTGATTTTGTAGGAATTTATTCCCGTCCTCGCGCGGCTTCGTCTACGGCTGGTGAAACATGGACTGCGGCTTCAGGCCGCTTACCGGGTTCATCGGGAGATGGTGGGGATACTGGCGGTGGCGCTAACGATCCAGTAGGCGGAACGGGCGGCGTTGTTTATATTGTGTATGTAGGATAGTAAAATATAAAACATGATTCGTGGCTCCGCATGTGTGTGTAGCCATTAACCTAGTTAGGAGTAATCATGGCGGTTTTTGCAAAAAATACGCTTACACAGGTAAGCGGGTTTGATAATCCAATTATTGCTGGCGAGTTAGTATGGGAGCAGCAAACGTATTGGAACTTGGCGCTTTCGTCTGCAGGCGTTCCTGTTAATTTAGAGGGCGTGACAATTGACGCGCAAATTGTTCGACGCACAGTTTCAGACTTAACAGATACACGCTATGGATTAACTTTTACAGTTACAAACTATGAACCGCCGCCTACTCCAATAGAATTAACTATTGCAAATAGAGATGATGCTGCTGGTACTTTTACTCTTGTTATTAACGATGAATCTTGGGATTTAATTTCAGACGATCCTGAACTTAATATTGCAATTGAAAATTGCGTATGTTTTACAGGGCGAATTAAAATTAGTTTTCCTGCTGTTGAACCAACCCCCGCTGAAGACAACATTATATTTTTAATGTTTTTAGTTCGCAGTGATGGCGTGGTGGTGGTCTAACATGGCTAATATCACAGTCGAAGTACAAGACGGCAACAATATTACTTTAGAGCTTACGCCGACCCCGACGCAAACAATAACGATTGATCGTGGCGTTGCTGGTGTAGGCATTGAATCAATAACTTTAGTGGTCGTTGATGGTGAAGATTATTTAGAAATTCTTTTTACAAACGGCACAACTTCACAAGTAGGGCCATTAACAAATATTGTTTATACTGGCGTTTCTCCCATACAGGTAATCGGAGATGAAATATCGCTGGACGCAACAACAGGTTCCGGCGCGGTGGTGTTGGAGACTAGCCCCACCTTAGTAACTCCTGATCTTGGAACTCCTACTGCAATTGTGCTTACCAGCGCAACCGGGTTGCCGCTGACTACGGGAGTTACAGGTAACCTACCAGTTACAAATCTTAATAGCGGAACAAGTGCGTCTGCATCTACATTCTGGCGTGGTGACGCAACCTGGGCGACACCTCCTGATGTTGGCACCGGCATCACTCAACTAACGGGCGGGGTTACTGCGGGGCCAGGAAATGGCAGTCAAGTGGCTACAGTTGTTACCAATGCAAACCTGACCGGCCCAATAGCCTCTGTTGGCAACGCTACTTCTGTGGCAGCACAAACGGGGACTGGTTCTACGTTTGTTATGCAAACCAGCCCGGCGCTGACCACTCCAGATATTGGTACGCCTTCTGCTGGCGTTTTGACAAATGCAACTGGTTTACCTTTGACTACCGGAGTAACTGGCACTTTGCCAATAGCAAACGGTGGGACAAATAGCACAGCAACAGCAACTGCGGGTGGTGCGGGATATGGGACGGGAACAGCGCATGCGTACACGGCGGCAGGTACTCTAGGACAAGTATTAACAAGTGCTGGTGCTGGAGCGCCGACTTGGAGTACTCCGACCACTGGTACAGTAACAAGCGTAACCGGCACCGCACCAGTTGCATCGTCAGGCGGCACTGCGCCCGTTATTTCAATGCCAGCCGCAACAACTAGCGTTGATGGTTACCTGACCAGCACCGATTGGAATACGTTTAATAATAAAGGATTAGGAACGGTAACAAGTGTGACCGGCACCGCACCGGTTACCAGTTCAGGCGGCACTACTCCAACAATCTCAATGCCAGCCGCTACGACATCTGTTAACGGTTATTTGACCAGTGCGGATTGGACAACTTTTAATAACAAAGGCAGCGGCACCGTCACCTCGGTCAGCGGCACTGCCGGACGGACTACCAGCACTGGCGGCGCAACACCTGTCATTGATCTTGACTCTGGCATTGCTACACCGGGAACTACTGGGTCTGTGTCGCTTATCCCCGTGATAACCATTGACACCTACGGGCGAGTGACCGGCATTACAACCGCTGCTAATCCGCAAGGCACAGTAACAAGCGTTACAGGAACGGCTCCTGTTGTGTCGTCTGGTGGCGCTACGCCAGCAATCTCGATGGCTGCTGCTACAACATCGGTAAGCGGGTATCTGACCAGCACAGACTGGACCACGTTTAATAACAAGGGTAACGGATCAGTAACAAGTGTTGCAGCAACTGTTCCAAGCATCTTTAGTATTTCAGGCTCGCCAATTACCACCTCTGGCACATTGGCAATGACGTATTCAGGCACTGCGTTGCCAGTTGCTAATGGCGGCACCGGAAACGCTACAGGCACAGCAACGATAAACGCCAACTTGACTGGGCCAATAACCTCAGTCGGAAATGCAACATCAATAACTGCTGGTGCTATTGTCAACGCGGATATAAACGCTGCTGCCGCAATCGTAGATACAAAGTTGGCAACAATTTCTACGCCGTTAAAAGTCAGCAACTCAGCTACTACAGCAGCATCCGCAAACACCGCAAGCGCTATCGTTGCGCGGGACGCTTCTGGCAACTTTACTGCTGGAACAATTACTGCCGCATTGACGGGTACAGCAAGTGGTAATTTAGTCAGCGGTGGCGCTTTGGGTACGCCATCCAGCGGCACTGCTACCAACTTAACAGGTTTGCCTTTAAGCACAGGCGTGACGGGGAATTTGCCTGTTACCAACCTTAACAGCGGCACCTCTGCCTCTGCCAGTACCTTTTGGCGTGGTGATGCAACGTGGGCTACACCGGCAGGAGGTGGCACTCCCGGCGGATCTACAACGCAAGTGCAATACAACAATGCGGGCGCTTTTGGCGGCATTACTGGCGCTACAACCAACGGCGTGGCATTGACGCTTGTTGCCCCTG